GATGCTGAAGTTTGCATCCAAGCCGTTTATTAAAACCTGCGCACCTGCATCCGTTGCAGAAGAACTCGCAACCGACATAGTAGATGCTGTTGTTGGGTACACATACGCTACGGCATTTTCCCATACAGGAATGGAAGAATTTTGAGGTGCAGTGGTAGAAGTGATATTGGTCTGGTAGCCAAAGATGCTGACAATGCTGTGACCCATGATCTGACCACGAGCAACTTGTAAATTAAACGGCTCATACCTACCCGCACGGGTTACCGACGCAACAATGTTATTGCTCATAATCTATCCTTAAAGGTGGAGGCGACCTGAGCCGCCCCCGTTCCTGTTTACCAGCTTCCGCCTTTTTTCATAGGCTTATGACCCGACTCGCCGCCGTAGCACATCGCAACGTGGCCGCCTTTCTTGTAACCCGCGGGTGATTGTTTAATCTCACCAGTGCCGAGTTTCTTGGTAGGCATCTTAGGACCGCCGTGCATTTCGGTGTTCTCGTAAGGCTTAACCGAACCACCTTTAGCGTAGTGAGCTTTGCCACCTTTTTTGTAACCAACGCCTTCAAGCGCACCAGTCTTTGAGGAGATTGACTTGCGCATTTTGGCACCAACTACCTTGGTATTGGCTTCAGATGCAACGGTGTCTTTCTGAATCTTACCGCCCATAGCTTTGTGCATTGCTTTGCCGCCTTTCTTGTAGCCCGGACCTTCTATGCCGCCAGTCTTGCCTTTGCTGTGAGCGCCGTAAGCCTCAACGCCACCCAACAAACCGCCGGGTACGTCAACCTTACCGCCCATCTTAAGACCATGATGAGCCTTACCAGCTTTCATGCTCTCGTGACGGTTGAGGCGCTCGTCTACACGATGCAACTCTTCACGCTCATTGCGGATTTCTTTCTCAAGCTTACCGCCGCTTTTACGCATGACGGGCATACCTGAGGAAGGACGACCCATTGCACGAGGTGCCATCATAGTTGCGCCACGAGGACGAACAGCAGCCATTTGAGCGGCCAATGCAGGAGCGGCTGCACCAGTAATACGACCCATAGGCAATCCACCGCCCAAAGCCATTTTCTTGCGTGCATGACCACCACGCTTCATGCCACTGCCGACTTCATCAACTGAAGGCTCAGCGGTGTCCATTTTGGACATTCTGCTAAATGAAGTTGCCATTTCTTAGGCTCCTATTAAGCTTGGGTGACGCCAAGAGCGCCGGTGCGGGTTGCGTTCGGGCCAACTGCAATAGCAGGCATGGCAATCGAAAGAACCAAGCGGTTTTGACCGTTAGGGCTGTATGTACCCGTGTTAGGTGCATAAGTACCACGAACATCGCCGGTGCTTGAGGTAGCAGGATTGGTCATATCAGCAGCTACAAAAGTACCCGTATCAGGAGCAAGCTGACCTGCCCAACCCGGATCAATAATGTAACCACCGTCAATAATACGAACTGGCGAACCAAAGATGTTCGACGTTCCGACTGCAATCGTACCGCCGCAGTTACCAGCAACAGCGACTTGGCTGATTTGGTAAAAAGCTTTCTTGCCGTTCACGGTGGTTGACTGAGTTGTGCCAGTCGAAATAACTTGCGTCATTGGCTGGTTGTAATAGTCATAACCAGAAATGGTGACGTTGGTAGCGGTGATCGTACCCGTACCGATGGTGATGCTAACTGCACGAGGGCAATCCAACTGAATAACAGTCGTGCCGTCTGAGCGAACAACCGAAGTTGTGCCAGCACCTGCTGCCAACGTAGCGTTACCTGCCGTGCTATAGGAAGCTGCGGTGGAGATGTTGTTGGTAGCCGAAGCCTCTGGGATAACATCCCAAATGTAAACACGACCGAGTGGGCCAACGCCTAGGGGCATCGGAGCTGGATCGCCAAGATAGTTGTTACCCGATGCATACATCGTTTCAGCCGAACCTACGGTTGAAGATGTGTTCAGGGTGTAAGTGCCTACGCCACCCGAACCGGTGCCGAAAGCCGTAATGTAAGAACCTGCTGTTACGCTTGAGCCGGCAATGTATTGACCCAACACGATTGGATCGCCAGACTGCAAAGCAGTAATAGTAAGGGTGGTGCCGGAAATTGTTCCGGTGAAAACTGAGCTAATTGCATTCTTAGCCAAGCCCATATAAGTTGGGGCTGTACCTAAGAATAGGTCATCTGAATACTGAGGCATTTTATTACTCCTGTGGCTTGAACCACTCGGGGTTAATCGGATAAATAATTTATTGCAGACTTTAAACTATCTATACTATCTTTGAACAGCCCCAGTCCACGATTGCAGGCTAAACAAAGCAATCCTCTTGCCTGCCCAGATTTGTGCGAGTGGTCAACGGCAAGACGCAATGTCCGTCCTTTAATCTTCGCTGTTTCTGGATTTTTACAGATGGCGCAAGCACCATTTTGTTCAGCAAGTTTCTTGTTGTACCACTCAAGATCAACGCCATAATTGCGGCGTAAGTCTTGATTAAAACCATATTCTGGATTTGCTTGACGAAATTTTCGTTGCCACTCGCTGTTGCGTTGCTTTTTGTCTTGAGATAAATCTTTTGGCTCTCTCCAATAGAAATTATCTTTTGACCAAGGCTGCGATGCATCAGATCTAAATGCTTTTCCATTTTCTGGCGTGTCTGGAATTTCTGATACGAATTTCCAAAAATCATCAGCCCAATCTGGCGGGATGTTCTGACGATGGTATCGACGCAATCCACACCAAGCTTTGTAAGCTGGGTGCTTTTCACGTTTACCCCAATCGTCAGAATGTCCTGCATTTACATCTCCGTGTCGCTTTACACGCTTGTCATGCATCTGGCATAAACCATTTGCAACTGACGGTTTAGAGCAACTTATGACATAGCACTTACTTGGCATTTCACTCTCCTAGGCTGTTACACCTAGGATTGTACCATTCCTCGTTGTGCTATACCAGTCCTCGTCAAACTCCGGGCGTTCCGTACGAACACCTTGGATCAGTCCAGCTAATCCAGTAACGCTCGGTAGCCTTGTAACGCATGGAGTCGGTTTCAAAGTCACCTTCCATCGTCTTCTCAAGGCCACGACGCATCATCAGCTTGAAGCCTTCTGGTGCATCGGTCTGTACCCACCAGTTCGTGGCTGAGGTCAGACGGCTCATAACAGCAGCGCCTTCAGGCAACAAACCAATCGACTTGACTGGGTTGATGTCGTTGTTAGCGGTGCCGGTACGCAGAACCGACTTCAACAGAACTTCAGCTTGGAATACGTTGCCGGGAGCAACGATCAGCTTCAGAGGCTGCAGACGGATCTTCTTGCCGTTGTTGTCCACTGCCTGACGAACCTGAATGAGCATCTGCTCAAGCGAGGTCTGTGACAGGTTAGCAGCGGTAGCCAACTGGTTCGAGAACGTGCCGTTTACGATTGGGTGTGCAGTGTTGGTCAACGAAACGCCGTCACCGCCAGCATACGAACTGTTGAACGCACGGTTCAACACGTTAGCTGCAAGCAATTCTTTCGTCTCAACCAACGACTGTGCCAAGTGCTTGGCATAAACCTGACCGATACGGATGTGGTCGCCGTCTTCCACCAGAACTTTGGTGAGCGCAAATGCCAAGCCAAAGACTTGGTAAACGTAGCGCTGCAGGAAGAGTACACCACCCTGCTGATACGATACAGGAGTACCGTCAGGCAGTTGTGGAGCTGCGCCGAAGCCGTACAGAACGGGTTCTTCGTGGTAGTTGCGGGGGATACCCATTTGCTCACGGAACACTTGGCTCCATTCGTCTGAGCGCTGATCATAGACTCCGTCGAAACATTCGTTGAGGATTGGCTCAACGATCGACCGGAAGTCAGTACTTCGCATTGGGGCTGCCATTTCTCAGTCCTCCTTAGATAGCGTTAGTCGTTGCAACGAACTGTGGCTTGGAGATCTGTACGCGAACGATCACGTATGGATCACCCCAGTTGTTGTCAACATAAGGACCGATATCAACGATACGGAACTGACCAGCCGAACTCGAACCAACCAATGAGGCTGATAGGGTCATCTGTGACAGACCAGTGGTTGTTGAACCAGCGGTGAAGTTGCTGAGGTTGGCTTCGTTACCGATTGCCGTCTGAGCCATCGTACCATCAGTCTGGATTTCATAAACGATCTGCTGATCATTGTAGAAATAGGCGATGATGTTAGTACCAGAGGTACTTGCAGGCCAGTAGTTCGACACACGGCGACGACCAGTCGTGTCAGTCCACTCAACGCCTGCGAAAGCGCCAGAGACTAAACCGCTGTTAGTCGAGGTATCGAGAACGGGAAGAATTACTCCAGCGTTAGGCGAGTACTGAACAGCCTGACCTTTCAGGATGTTAGTAGCGTAGCCCGACGTAATGCCGTTGGCGAGTGCCTGTGCTCGTTCCAATCCAGTTGGGAAGAACGCAGGACGCAGACCAAAAGGTGCAGATGTTGCACTCATAGGATGCTCCTAAAAACAGTTAAAGGAAAATTTTGGTTTCTGCTTTATTCAAAGCGTCGGGCAAAATCACCAGATAACGTGATTTTTAGGGTACTTATTCGTTTGACCACCCGCTTTATGCAAAACGAGTGGTCTTACGCTAATTATGCGCTTAATTTAAAACAATATCAATAGAATGTTGGTAGACGCACATTGTCTTCATTGATCGTGCCTTCGATGCTTGCAAGCTTCTTGCCACGACCATGAATAGCGCTCTCACCAACAATCTGCTCTTGCTGAAGCTTGATCTTCTCGGCTTCATCCAAAGGCTGATAGTGGTGGTTTTCCAACATGATGTCCTGATAGACGTCCATTGGCATCTTGCATAACAACATCTCGTTACACATGATGTGACCCGTGTTCTCGCCTTCTTTCACACGGTACATATCGTAGCCGGGGATTTCTGACGCTTGTACAGGCTGATAACCCATCTGGAAGCGGCGATGTAGCGGATCATACTGGTTGTTTGATGCCAGCCAGCACAGGTGATAGCCGGGGATATCTGGGATAGTCGGCAACACAACGTGCTGGAATTCATGACGGAAGCGGCGACGCTCTTTGGTCAACGGGAAGTTTTCCTCGGGCGCAGCACGATTGTCGTCCTGAGCATTACGGTTTTCACGGCTTGCACCGGGACTGCGTTTTAGTCTGTTATCCATGATTAAGTCCTTTTGTTTTCACGATCCCAAGCGGCGTACTTCTTGATTGCCTTTGCCCGGAGGTCAGGGTTGTCCCACATACCAGCTTCTTTCATTGCTGCTACACGCTCAGGACTGATCCTGAACTCATTGCCACGACCAGATGGTGCGGATTCACGCCCTGAACTGGTTTGGATGGACTTGTGCTTAACTTTGTCTTTCTTCTTGCCCATGTTGGACTCCGTGCGATGAGGTAGGTATTTAGATACCCGGCTGTCCAACTCTTCCCAATACTCTTCCGATGATGGATCATAACCCTCTTCGGTCAGCTTTTTGTCAAGGCGCTGGGCAATTTCAGAATCCAAGTCCTTCCCTTGTGGGTCATACCAAGGATTGCGCTCCATCCATTCAGCAGCGTTCTTCTGCACCCGTTGATCTGGTACATTGATTGCCTGCTTGGGTGGTTGGGACATCTGCTTGGCTGCTTGATCCTTAATAGCCTTCAAGGACTCAAGTTTGCGCTGCGATTCATACATCAACTCTTGCGCACGCACCACAGCATCGCCATCCTGACTAGATACGGCTTCCCGCATCTTCATCTTGGCATACTCAACCTGCACGGCTGTGTCATCAATCGCCTTATCAACACGAGCAAGCTCAGCACCTGATGTGCGCTTCTCAAGATGCGCCAGACGTTCTGCCAGCTCTTGGTTCTGCTTTTTCAGGGCGTTGATCAGGTGGTTTGATTCCTTTGCTTTCTCACGGTGAATAGACTTCTTGAGTTTGCGCTCTTCACGTCGTGCAGCACGGATCGCTTCACGGTCGGGGTCGGTATCCAAGCCGTCGTTCTTTTCTATCTGCTTGTCATCGACCTCGCCGCCTTCTGCGAGTTCTTCAACAGGAGCTTCGCCTTCAGGTAATTCAACAACTGCCGAACCGTCCTGTTCCTCAGCAACCTGCAATTCCATTTTGTCTGTTGGGTTCATACCATTTCCTTTTCTAGACAACTATTCATTGCCTTAGATGATTGCATATGATTAACAAGTGCATTTGCCATTTTGAGCAATTCATCATCAGTCATAGTTCCTTTAAATGCGTTAATTGATGCGCACACCAATCTGACATTACCTTGAACATAACCTTGAGAATTATCAATCCTGTCCATTGATATGGAGGTTGGCATCCATTTTCCTTGTGACCAAGTTAATTTGACACCTGACAATGCACAACAACCCATTTGCTGATCATAAATTTCTAGCAAATCATTTACGGTTAAAGTTACTTCCGCACGTTTCTTTGCCAATCTAAGAGTTGAATACAAACTAAAACGTGGGCTTTTCTGTCTTGCGGCTCTGCAAACCTCAAGATTTCTTTCCTTGTTTAGCTTGTACCATTCAGCATGAGATTGTTGTTTTTTAATCTTGTCCATTAAACAAATGCCTTCATTCCAAGAACTTTATCGGGGTCGACAACGCACCACAGCTCATGGTCGTTCATGACTGTGAAGCTTGCCATCTCAGGGGGTAGGCGCTCGTCATCGCCTTCTTTGCGTGGTAGTTCCACCTCGAATCTGTCGCCAGACCAGCGTGGCACACGGACGTAGTCGCCTACCTTGCACCAAACGCCTTCGGGCCAGTCCTGCATCGTGTCACGATTCTTGAATGCAATCGGGCCGATGGCAATGACTTTGCCGATCATGTTCTGGTGTTTTTCGGTTTCTTTTGTCTCTTCAACAAAGATGATTCCAGACTTGGCTTTTTTCTTGACTTGCCTTAGCTGGATGAGAACTCTAGCGCCGCATGGACGGACGCCAGTATCAACGACGGGGAACGCCTCTTCAAGCGTGTCGTGTTGGATTTCCTGCATAGACTACTCCTTAAAGCGCCATTCGGCACTTGGTTAAAAGCTCCATTCGGAGCGGAAGATAGGGTTCTCAGATTTCTGAAAACCCTATTACAAATCTTCGTCTTTCTCACTCAGGATGTCGTCAAGTATGTCTAAGGCTTCACCTAAGCCCTGATACGTTCCGACAAGACGATGGTATGACTCAATGTTGATAGCGTGTCCATCAGCAAGAGCCAGCGCTATTTCCAAGCGCCGAGCCTTTACCTTGCCGATTAGATCGCTAGTAGGATTAACGACCACGACCTGATGCCTTACGCATCGGTACAGCAATAGCTACGCTGATTCCAACGCCTTTCTTAGCAGGTACCTTGCCGCCTTTCTTCAAGGTAGCGATGGCGTGAGGTACAGGCTTCTCAAGCTTTGGGGTACGAGCCTGTGCAGGCAGGTTAGCTACGCCTTTCTCTGGCATAACTGCGCCGCCTTTGGCGTACTTTCTAACTTTGCCACCCTTTTTCAAGTGGTTAGCTTCAGACTCGCCCATCATAGCGATGCGCTTGTGCATATTGATTGCTTCAGACATTTGGTGCTCCTTCAGGGGATTGAGGTTGTTGCTGCTGTGCCGCTGCAGCGATTACGCCCGGGGGCGGTTGTTGCGCAGCCTGCTGTGCGGCAAGTTGCTGTGCTTGTTGCGCCATAGCAGCCTGCTGTTGCTGCTGGGCTTGTTGCATTTCAAACTGCTGCTCAAGGGTCAGCGTGTTGACATCGTGCGTGATATCAGCAGCTTTCTCCTGCTCAGACGCAATAATGTCCATTTCCTTGAACTTGGCTTCTTGTGCAAGCTTGGCGGTGTCGATCTGCGCACGTTGCTGGTCGTATTGCGCCTTGCGCTGCGTCTCTGCCATCTGGGTCTGCACCAGAGCTGCCACGCTAGGATCTTGCGGCTGCTGCATTTGACGCATCTGCTGCATAACTCCCATCATTTGCTGCATGACAGGTGCAACACCACCGAATTGCTGTGGTACGTCCATGAAGACGTGCTGTGAAGACGCCGCCAATAGCTGTTGCGCTTCCCGAATGATCGGCTCTTCCTTGAGGACATTGAAATGTCTTCCCAAAGATTGGCTTGCATAGTTGTCCATCTGATCGAGATACCATAGTGTCAGGTGCTGTTTCAGGTGTTCAAGGGCTGCTGGCATGAATGCTGGCGCAATAATCGGGTTTGAACCGTACATCGGGTCTTTTGCATAGTCCAAAAGCACCTGAATGTGCGCCAAATGGTCTTGCCCGGGGAATGCACCCACTGGTTTGCCCAGTGTCATGGCCACATTCTCCAACGCAGGGTTCATTTGCTTAATATCTTGCGGATCAGGTAGCACTTCATTGATATCAGGTATCTTGATCTGCTTAAGAATTCGCTTTTCAACAGCCAAGCGATTGTAGAGGTCTGGATTTGCCTGCGCTCTTGCGGCGAGAGTCTGAATCTGCGCATATCTTTGGGTCTCCGCAAAGATGTGTGGGTCAGAAACCGGGACAATATCGCTGTTTTTAGCGAAATCCTCGCTTGTGACACCCAATTCCTCGGACTGTTCGTTGGGATGATCGTCCAAATACCAGCGATTCAGGCGTCCAATGATCTTCAATACCCGTGCCTGACTCGCATGGAGGCGTGCATGGATGGATGAGAACACCGCAGCACCCTGCTCAATCAGCGCTTGGGTCGTTCCGACAGGCGCTTGGGCTGTCACGTCAGCGATTTTTTCCTCGCTAGTGGTCACAACACCCTTGGCTGCGTCAGTTAGCCAGCCCAGAAGCTGCATCAACACAGCAGATGGCTGGTTAAATGGCATCGGCATCGCAATTTTGCGAACGTCGTCTACTCCCGGAGCGCCTTCAATCTCCGTAACCTGAGTTGGTTCAACGACTTGACTCTGACCCGAGATCTTGCCGCCTTTGAGCTTGAGCATCGTTGGCGAGTTGTTGATATGGGCAGAATCC